CTTTTAAAGAGTCGCCGAACTAAATTAGTTAAAGGCAAAAAAAAGAAATCCTTAGTTGATTCAGATTGGAAGAAATACTGGGGATCTAATAAGACTCTACAGGAAGACGTCAAGTCTCTAGGAGAAGATTGTTTTAAAAGACAAATCTTAAAATTTTGTAAATCAAAGGGAGAAGCAAACTATTTCGAAGCAAAATATCAGTTCGAATTAGATGTTCTAATCTCCGATGACTACTATAATGATTGGATTATGGTAAAAGTAGCCAGATCACACCTAAAAAAGGTTGACATTTTTCCAGCAGTATAGTATACTAAAGAAGGAAGGACATAAACATGCCTCACCAATCAAACAGAAAGAATTAGTATCGTGTTAAAGCTGGATATTGACAAAGTTAGAAAGTTCATCACTGACTCTTCTTACACATCAAAGATTTACATTGGCTGTGATTCCGAACGTTTTAAACTAAAAGGAGTCTGGCATGCTGACTATTGTGTAGCTATTGTTATTCATTTAAATGGAAATCACGGTTGCAAAGTATTTGGCGGTGTAACTCGTATGAAAGATTATGATGCAAAACCAAGTCGTCCAGCTATTCGTCTGATGCAAGAAGTGTATAAAGTCCAAGAAGTTTACGAACAGCTTCGTGATGTAATTGGATCTCGCCACTGCGAAGTACACCTTGACATCAACCCCGAGGATCGTTACGGATCCTCATGTGTAGTCAACCAAGCAATTGGCTACATTAGAGGCACCTGCAATATGGATCCGCAAGTAAAGCCAAACGCTTTTGCAGCATCCGTATGCGCTGACCGGCTAAAGGAATTGTTGGCAGCCTAAATACTAGATCAGCATGGTGCAGCGACTTACCATTAGGTAAGCACTTTCAACCACAATGGAGTAAGAACGATGAGACAGTATGTGCTCGTTGTTCTTTCTCTTCTGCTTTTCGCCAACCCGGCGTTTGCAGATCAGAGAAAGGACGGCACAACTGCCAAGGTCAGTTCAGAAAGGACAACGACAGTATCTTGGTATAACCACGGAATAAAAACGGCCAATGGGGAAAAATATAATCCTCATGCACTAACAGTAGCTCATAAGACTCTCCCTTTCGGGACTATTGTGAAGTTTACTAACCCCGAAAATAATCATGTTGTTTATGCAAGGGTCAATGATAGAGGACCCTTTATAAGGGGCAGAGAGTTCGATCTCTCAATGAAATGTGCTCAACTACTTGGCTTTAAAGACAAGGGAGTAATGAGGCTAAAAATTCAAATCCTATAACCGGAGATTAAATTATGAATAAAGAGGAAGATCTAAAAGTCAAACCGATTGAAGATTATCACTACTACATGTTTCATCAAGATTTTAATAGTGAAACAACTGCTAGTGCTATGAAGTTTATTTTAGAACGTAATCTTATGAAGTCTCCACCAAAACACATGAAAATGATTATCAATAGCCCGGGCGGGGAACTGTCCGGGTGTTTTGCTTTAATTGATACTATGAAAGGATCACACATTCCTATTCATACCTTTGGTCTTGGTCAAATTGCTAGTTGTGGTTTATTGACTTTTATAGCAGGCACCAAAGGACATAGATATATAACTAAGAACACAATGATTCTTAGTCACCAATATACATGGGGTAGTTTTGGTAAAGAACATGAACTCATGGCTGTAGTCAGAGAGTTTGATAATCTTTCTAAGAGAATTATAAATCATTACAAGAAATGTACTGGATTGGATGAGAAAGAGATTAAGAAATATCTCCTTCCAGCCGAAGATGTTTGGCTAACGGCCGAAGAAGCTATCAAGTACGGAATTGCGGATAAAATTTGCGAGTTCTACTAAATGAACTTAGTTCATAAAAAAATAATTAATATTTTTAATAAATGGAGAAATACTATGGATGAAAATGTACAAACTGTTGATGAAGCTGTGGTTGAAACGACTGGACCGAAAGTATTATTGTGGGTAACTGATGGTACTGATAATCTACGCGTAGAAGAAGCAGATCTTCCAATGTTCCTATCTGCTTCACCTGGTTGGCGCCGCGGCCGTAGCGGCGCATTTAAGAAGACTACACCAGATGAAGTTGCAGCTCCTATTGCTGAAACTGCCGCGGTAGTTCAACAGCAAGATACTAAGCTATTTTTGATTACAGGTTTGGTTCGTATGGAGCCTCTTGTTCCTAACCGCGCTGCGGCTCAGGCAGAACAGCACAGATTGGTTTGGGCAAACAATCTTAATCAGGCTATGGAAAAATATACCACATACTTCACCGGTCTCGGAACACAGACAGAGCGCTATACAGTTCTAAACATGGCAGCTTCAGAAGCTATTCAGTAATGAAACAAGAGTTTGAAAATACACTTCTTTCAGATTTTGAAATTATGATTGCTAAAGAAATGCTTAAGCAAAAACTTAAATGGCATAATAAAGAAGATGTGAAAAAGTTTTGGAAGGATAAGATTGATGCAGATTGAAATCTTTACTAAACCAGATTGTCCTTATTGTCTTGCAGCTAAGATGCTTATGGATTCAAATGGATTAAAATACAAAGAAAAAGTATTGAATGTTCATTTTACCAGAGAGCATCTACTAGAAAATTACCCAACAGCTAGAACGTTCCCAGTAATTATTGTTGACAATTTCTACATTGGTGGGTATAATCAGTTTAAGACTTTAATTGAGTCGAAGCCAACTGAAAACAAGCAACTATTGAATGAGGCATAAATAATGGCACAGCGTCCTGGTTATTCGCGAGATCAAGTCCTTAGCGACCTTCGCGAGCATGTTGTCGAAGTAACTTTTACTAAGGTCAATGGTCAACAGCGAGTAATGCGTTGCACCTTGATGCAAGAACATCTTCCACCTTCTTATCGTGAAAGCTTGGATGAGCAGCGCCAGGAAGAAGAGTTTCATCAGGCTAATAAGGATACACTCGCTGTCTGGGATATCCAAAACGGTGGATGGCGTTCTTTCCGAATCGATTCGGTAACATATTTGCAAATCATTGATGGTTACTAATATGAGTAAATTGGTTATGGTAGAAACGGTGGCATCATTTCGTCATCGTTATGTGATTGAACTTAATGACAATGATCCTATTGAAAATGCATTAGATGAATGTGTAATGCAAGAAAATAATCTAGAATTTATTGAATTTTCTCAAAAATATCTTGGTTCACATGAATACTCACATCGTGTAATTGATGAACAAGAGTTTATTAGAATCTTCGATGAAGATAATGATTATCTAAAAGACTTTGACATTGAAAGAAAGTTGGAATTTATTAACAAAATTGAGGAAGTGAAATGAGTGAATATTGGGGGTTTCACACAATTCTAGATTGTGCTGGTTGTAACCATAATGCAATTACTGACTATGATAACATCTACAACTTTGCCAAGCAGCTAGTCAAGGATATTGATATGATTGCGTATGGTGAACCACAGATTGTGAACTTTGGTTCAGGTAATAAGGCTGGTTACACTTTGATTCAACTTATTGAAACAAGTAATATTAGCTGTCATTTTGTCAATGAACATGATCACATGTACCTAGACGTCTTTTCTTGCAAGCCATATGATCAAGATATTGTTGAGGAACTAGTGGTTCGTTATTTTGGTGCAAAGTCTGTTCGTAAGGCTTACATTGAACGTCAAGCTATTTTGACAGAACAATGAAATTAGGATTTACTTGTGGCGCCTGGGATCTTTTGCATCCTGGGCACTTACACTTTCTCAAGGAAAGTATGTCTCAGTGTGATAAGCTTATTGTTGGTCTTCACACTAATCCTAATATTGATCGAAAAAATAAGAATGCACCGGTGCAATCTGTGTTCGAAAGATATTATCAACTTAGCTGCTGCAATTTAACTTGGAAAGAAGCTAATGTAATGAAAATCATTCCTTATGATACCGAGGAAGATTTAGAAAACATGTTGGCTATACTTCCAATTAATATTAGATTTCTTGGCTCTGACTATGAGGAATCTATTATAAGTTTCACTGGCAAAAGGCTTTGTGAAGATCGTAATATCAAAATAGTCTACATCCCAAGACTTCATAACTATAGTTCAAGTGAACTACGAAAGAGGTTACAAAAATAATATGAAAAAAGCTATCGTGACGGGAGCTCATGGTTATATCGGCTCTGTATTATGTAATTTGCTTAAAGAAAACAACTACGAAGTTACCGGCATAGATAACGTTACTGATCCGGATCCAAAGCGAGTAAAGTATTGCGACTCATTCGTTAACTCTGATTTTGAATGGGAATTGAATACAATAAGATCTCAACCGGATGCTACGGTTTTTCATCTTGCTGCTAATAGTTTGCTTGGTCCTTCTGCTAAGGATCCATTAAAGTATTTTGAGAATAATACGGTTAAGTCTCTTCGACTTATTAAAGCACTTCGACCAACAAATAAATTTATCTTTGCTTCCACTGCTGCGGTTTATGCACAGACAGATAATTCTCCAAAAAATGTAAACTCAAAAATCGATCCACCCAATAACTATGGTCTGTCTAAATATATGACAGAACAAATGCTTGATTCTTATTGCAAAATTGGTGATATTAGAGCCACTTCGTTCCGGTTCTTTAACGTTATTGGTGCTTATAAAGATACTGGTCAACAACACGGAACTCCTCATATTATTAATAAGCTTTGTGAAGCAGCAATTAATAATAAAACATTTGTTGTTAATGGTAAAAACTTCGATACTAAAGATGGTACTTGCATTCGTGATTATGTTCATGTAAAAGATATTTGCCGGGCCTTGATTCATGCAGATTATATCATGGACAATAGAGATCCCGGTCATCAAGTGTATAACTTAGGTACAGAAAAAGGTTTATCGGTAAAAGAAATCATTGATATCTTTAGATCTATTTGCTATGATGTGGATGTGGAATATGGTCCACGAAGAGCTGGCGATCCGGCCACTTTAATCGCTAATCCAAATAAATTTATTAGCGAAACATTATTCAAATATGAATATAATCATGAAACTGTGCCAATTATGATTGAACAGGCATGGAATTATTA